CTGGTGGGGCGTCAGGATTATGCCTCAATATGAAATCAACAGTGCACTCAAGGAAAACCTCAAGCGCATCAGCTGAGTGTCTCGTATCATACGCTGACAAATCGCCAGCATTATGCAAGTCCTGACCAGCAGCCATTGTCAGGTGCATCTCGGTTATCAGGTGCGCATCATCACCTTCCATGTTGTCACCACCAGCGAAACCATTCATCAAGTGGTTATCCATCATCCACCTCATGAACGGTCCAAAAAGCATTCTAGTCACAAGGACAAGCGAATTTGGCGCAGCGGAAACAAGTCTCCCTTTGAGAGCTTGAACCTTCTCGATAGGAAGGGTTTCTGACTTGATCACGTCAGTGAAAACCCAGCACGGGATCTCACCACGCGCTAATTGCTCGAGGCAAAAGTTTACCTCACGGGCAGTGTCCTCGGCCAGCTCACCTTCAGTGAACACTCCATTTTCAAACTTTCCATTCAATTGGTGTTTTGAAATTGGTTTGCGCTCCTCAGTGGTGCAGTTGTAAGGGTGACCAGGTGACGTCGACAAGTCAATTGACTTAAATGAAGTTCCTGGGTCACCACAAATGGCGGTTTCCAAATCGTAAAATCCCATTCTCATAACTTCGGACTCAATGTTCTTCCAGTGGGCGAACGTGTTTTCAACACAAGTCTTAAGCTTTTGCCGCTTCTCCGAGCTCAAAGGGACAGTCTTATTGTATTTTGAGACCGCCTTTTTGTAAACCTCGGGATTGTTCACATCGACTGATGCCTGTTTGGCTGGGTAAGCATCATCCAATGGAACTTTGACGTCGGTCACTTTCGTCTTGTTAAAGTGACGCGTTGTGCCTTCTCCAACTACATCACGATCAGCGAAATCGGGTGTAATAGGTATACCCATAAGGGTTCTGTACGCGTGATCTATGGTAGTTTTGGTAATCGCACATGCGAACGAAGCACCAAAGCCTCGTGTCCCAATTGCATGAATACCAAGGAACTTGCCTGCACACCCTTTGTCATTGCTTGACGCAAAGTAAAGCGACCCGCAATCACCGGTCTCTGAGACCAGTTGCATCTGCCAAAGCTGAC